CCTTACACGCGGTAATTTTCATTGGATGAATGGTCAGGAAGATTCAAAGGTAGTTTGGTCACCAGAAAAAAATGGAAGATTTTTAGTTTCATGGATGCCAACTGGATCGATGGCTAATAATGTGATTGTGAAGAATGGGAGAAAGTATCCTGGAAATGAGCATATTGGATCTTTTGGATGTGACCCTTATGATATATCAGGAACTGTTGGTGGTGGAGGATCTAATGGAGCACTTCATGGTATGACTAAGTTTCATATGGATACAGCTCCGACCAATGAATTCTTTCTAGAGTACATATCTAGACCTCAAACAGCTGAGATATTCTTTGAAGATGTATTAATGGCTTGTGTGTTCTATGGTATGCCTGTATTGGTAGAAAATAATAAGCAACGACTTCTTTATCATTTAAAGAATAGAGGATATAGAGGTTTTTCTATGAATAGACCTGATAAACACATTTCTAAGCTGTCTAAGACAGAGATAGAGCTTGGGGGAATACCTAACTCATCTGAAGATGTTAAACAAGCTCACGCATCATCTATTAACTCATACATCGAGGAGTATGTTGGTATGGATACAGAGGGTACATATAGAGATACAGATACGATGGGTTCTATGTACTTCACTAGGACTCTAGAGGATTGGGCTAGGTTCGATATAAACAATCGTACAAAACATGATGCATCTATTAGTTCAGGGCTTGCTATTATGGCAAATAGACGTCATACATTCATAAAGCAAATTGAGAAATCAAAAATAAATATTAATTTTGCAAGATACAATAATAGTGGCAATATAAGTCAATTAAAAAAATAATGGATAAACCATCTATCAAAATAGGGAACTATTCGTTCCCAAATCAGTTAGCGTCTGATTCCGAGAAAGCTACATTAGAGTACGGTCTAAAGGTAGGAAGAGCTATTGAATCTGAGTGGTTCAAGAGAGTTGGTGTCGACAGTTGCAGATACTACGATCAATTTGCTGAATACCATAGACTTAGATTATATTCAAGGGGAGAACAACCTATAGCTAAATACAAGGGTGAGTTGGCTATTGATGGAGATTTGTCGCATTTAAACATGGACTGGTCTATTGTGCCTATTATTCCTAAGTTCGTTGATATCGTTGTTAACGGTATGAATGACCGTATGTACACTATAAAAGCTTCTGCTCAAGACATCATGTCTGCTGAGAAGAAGAATAAGTTCCAGGAGAATGTTGAGAAGAATATGGTAGGTAAGGACATCTTAACTATTATGAAGGAAAAAGGTGGTGTAGATGCGTTTACAATGCCTGAGCAAGACATTCCAGAAACAGATGAAGAATTAGAACTATATATGCAGTTGAAATACAAACCAAGTATTGAGATTGCTGAGGAGGTTGCTATTAATACATTATTAGAAACTAATGACTACAGTCACTCAATCAAGCCTATGATTGATTATGACTTGGCTAGTATTGGTAAAGCTGCTGTTAAGCATACATTTACACCTGGAAGTGGTGTTACTGTTGAGTATGTTGACCCAGCTGTTTTAATCCATAGCTACACAGAGAAACCTGATCATTCAGATTGTTACTATTTTGGAGAGGTTAAACAGGTTCACTTCACTGAGCTTATAAAAATTAATCCAGATCTTACGAAAGAAGATTTAGAAGAAATTAGAAATATTGGTAGCGCATGGTTTAGCTACTATCCTATATTAAGAAACTTACAGGATGACTTATTCTCAGAAGATATGGTATCATTGCTATACTTCAACTATAAGACCAATAAGAACTTTGTATATAAAAAGAAACAATTAGATAATGGAGGTGAGAGAATCATCAAGAAAGATGATACATTCAATCCACCAACTACTGAAGAAGATCGATTCACTAAGGTACAGGTTGTAAAAGACGTTTGGTACGAAGGTGTTATGGTTCTTGGTAGTAATAAGTTGATTAAGTGGGACTTGCTTAAAAATATGGTTCGTCCAGAGGCTGCAACTCAGAATGCATTACCTAACTATGTTGTTTCAGCTCCTCGTATGTATAGAGGTCGTGTTGATTCATTAGTTAAGAGAATGATTCCATTTGCTGATCAGATTCAGTTGACTCACTTGAAGTTACAACAGGTAATGGCAAGAGTTGTTCCTGATGGGGTATTCATTGATGCTGATGGTATCAATGAGGTTGACTTAGGTACAGGAGCCGCATACACTCCAGAGGATGCATTGAAGTTATACTTTCAGACAGGTAGTGTTGTTGGTCGTAGCTATACAGGAGAGGGAGAGTTTAATAACGCTCGTATTCCAATTCAGGAGTTAAATACAAATAGTGGTCAAGGTAAAATGGCTGCATTGATTAACTTATACAACTATAACTTATCAATGATTCGCGATGTAACTGGTCTTAATGAGGCTAGAGACGGATCGACTCCAAACCCTGACGCATTAGTTGGTGTTCAGAAGTTAGCAGCATTGAATAGTAATACAGCTACTAGACACATATTAAACGGAGGTTTAAATATAACGAGAAAATTAGCTGAATGTTTATCATTGAGAATATCTGATATTCTTAAGTATGCTGATTTCAAGGAAGAATTTGCAATGCAGATTGGTAAATACAACCTATCAATTTTAGAAGACATTCAAAATCTTTACTTACATTCATTTGGTATATTCATTGAATTGGAGCCAGACGAAGAGGAAAGACAACAGACTGAGGCTAATATACAGATGGCATTGAATAGAGATCAGATTGATTTAGAGGATGCTATCGATATTCGTTTAGTTAAGAACTTAAAACTTGCAAATGAGTTACTTAAGGTTAAAAGAAAGAAACGAGAGGAGAAGCGCCAAGAAGCTGAAATGCAGAAAATGCAACAGCAGGGAGAGATTAATATGCAATCTCAACAAGCGGCAGCTCAAGCTAAGGCACAGCAAATTCAGATGGAGGCTCAGGTTAAATCATCTGTTAAACAGACTGAGATGCAGTTAGAGATGCAGAAGATGCAGATGGAGGTTGAATATAAGAAAGAGTTAATGCAGTTAGAATTTAACTATAATATGCAACTTAAAGGTGTCGAAACTGAAAATCTTATGCAACGTGAAGAAAAGAAGGAGATGGCTAAGGATGATCGAGTTAAGAAGCAAGCTACGGCTCAATCTAAATTAATAGATCAGAGAAAAAATAACCTACCTCCAGTTAACTTTGAGTCTGAGGATGATAGTTTAGATGGATTCGACCTATCTGGATTTGAGCCCAGATAATAGGTATTAAAAAAATAGTTAAATTTGTAACAAATTAAAATTGAATATAATGGAAGAGTTTAAAGTAAAACTTGTAGATTCTGAAGAAAAGTCAATCGCTCAAATTGAAGAGCAGTTGATTGAAACTCATCAGGAGCAAATTGAAGAAACTGTAGAAGTTCCAGTAATTGAAGAAGAAATTGAAACTCCAATTATTGAACAGCCTACAAATGAGATAGATGACAATGTCGTTCTTTCACATATTAAAACAAGATACGGAAAAGAGATTAACTCTTTAGATGATTTATTTCAGGAGCGAGAAGCTAATGAAGAATTACCTGAAGATGTTTCTGCTTTTTTGAAGTATAAAAAAGAAACTGGGAGAGGTATTGAGGACTTTATGAGATTAAATAGAGACTTTGATGCAATGAATCCAGAATCTTTACTAGCTAATTATTATAAGGAAATTAGCCCTGAGTTAGACGATGAGGACATCGCTCTTGAAATGGAAAGATTTTCTTATGATGAAGATTTTGATGACGATAAAGAAATCAAAAGAAAAAAATTAGCTGCAAAAAAAGAGCTTGCAAAAGCAAAAGATTACTTCAATAATTTGAAGGAACAATACAAAGTGCCTCTTGAGTCAAGAGCTTCTTCAGTTCCTAATGAAGACATGGAGGAATACAATGCTTTTAAAGCAAATAAAAGCGCTCAGTCTACGCAGCAAGAGGAGCAAATGAAGCGTCAGAAGTTTTTCGCTGAAAAAACGGACGAGTTGTTTTCAGATAAGTTCGAAGGTTTCGGGTTTAATATCACTGAGAATGATATAGTTACGTACAAGCCAGCGGATCACAGAACACTTAAAGAGCAACAGTCAAACCTAGGCAACTTCATTGGAAGCTTCTTAGATGACCAAGGCTTCTTAAAGGATGCTGAAGGTTTCCATCGCGCTATAGCTGTAGCTACAGACCCTGAGAAGTTTGCTAAATTTTTCTATGAGAAAGGTAAGGCAGATTCGGTGGTTGATTTTGAGAAAGAATCTAAAAATATTGATATGGTTCGACAATCTCCTAATCCAACACCTAGTCAAGGAGGTTTGAAGATACGAGTAGTAGATGACGGCGCAAATAATACATTTAAGATTAAAAAACGCTAAAAACTAAAAAAAATGGCTTTAAACACACCAGGGTATTCACTTACTCCAAGTGCAGCGAAAACACCGCTTGCAACAAATTACATCTCTGATTTCAACTTTTTGAATCAGTATTTACCAGACACTTACGAGCAAGAGTTCGAGCGTTATGGTAACCGTACAATCGCTTCTTTCTTACGTAATGTAAGTGCTGAGATTCCATCTGCATCAGATTTAATCAAATGGTCAGAACAAGGACGTTTGCATACAAAATATACAAATGTACAAACAGCTGCTATTGCAGGATCTGATACTGCTACATGGACAGTTACTCCATCTGACTCTACTGTTACTTCTTGTAACTTCCGTAAAGGTCAAACAGTTTTCTTGTCTGCTAACACTGGTACTGCATCTGATAAAGCTGTAATTATCACTGAGCCTGTAGGATTTACTTTTGAAGTAGCTTACTACGCAGGAGCTGGACAGACAATTGCTGCTAATACAGTTTCTACTGCATTCGTTTATGGTTCTGAATTCAAAAAAGGAACAACAGGAATGGAAGGTTCTTTGGAGGCTCAATTCCAATCTTTCGAAGTTAAACCAGTTATCATCAAAGATAAATATGCTGTTTCAGGTTCTGACATGGCTCAAATCGGATGGGTAGAGGTTTCTACAGAGAATGGTGGTTCAGGTTACTTATGGTACATGAAATCAGAGCACGAAACACGTTTACGTTTCGAAGACCAATTAGAAATGATGATGGTTGAGCATGAAGAAGCTGGTACTGGTTCAGGTGCTGCTGCTTACTTCGGTTCTACTAACGCTGGATCTCAAGGTATGTTTGCTGCTATCCGTGATAGAGGTAACATCTGGTCTGCTGGTAACCCAACAAACTTAGCTGACTTTGATTTAGTAGTTAATCGTCTTGACAAACAAGGAGCTATCGCTGAAAACACATTGTTCGTAGATCGTCAGTTCTCTTTCAATATCGATGATATGTTAGCTGCTCAAAACTCTTACGGTTCAAATGGTACATCTTATGGTTTGTTTGACAACGATAAAGACATGGCATTGAACTTAGGATTTACAGGATTCCGTAGAGGTTACGATTTCTACAAAACTGACTGGAAATACTTAAATGCTGCTGACTTACGTGGTGGTATCACAGGTGGTCAAGTAAATGGTGTTTTAGTTCCTGCTGGTACAACTTCAGTTTATGACGAAGTTGTTGGTAAAAACATGAAACGTCCATTCTTACACATCCGTTACCGTGCTAACGAAGCTGAAGATAGAAAAATGAAAACTTGGATCACTGGTTCTGCTGGTGGTGCTACAAATAGCTCATTAGATGCTATGGAAGTTCATTTCTTATCTGAGCGTGCATTGTGTACATTAGGAGCTAACAACTTTGTTATCTTCCAAGACTAAGAATAACTTTAGAGAGGGGCATCAGTGTCCCTCTCTATTTTTTTTGTAAATTATAATTAAAATTAAAATGAAAAAGAAACAAGTAGAAAAAAAAGATAGAACTTATCTTTTATGTGGTGACTTACAACCATTAGCATTATTTATTGCATCAAGAGACTCTCAAACTAAGAGATTATTATATTTTGATGAAGAAAATCAAACAAACAGAGCGTTAAGATACGCAAGAAATCAGAAGTCTGTATTTATGGACGAACAAGATGAGAATGTTATCTTAGAGCCAATTGTATTCCAAGATGGAGTATTAGATGTTCCAAAAAGTAATCCTGTATTACAAGAATTTTTAAGTTACCATCCTGGTAATAAAATCAATGGTGGAAGTTTATTTTATGAATATGACGCAGAAAAATCAGCATCAGATTCAGTAAGTAGATTATTTAATGAGGTTGATGCATTAATTGCAGCTCGTGAATTAGACTTAAATACTATGTTAGCAGTAGGTCGTGTTTATCTTAATGGAGATGTAGACAAGATGTCATCTTCTGAGTTAAAGAGAGACATATTAGTATTTGCTAAAAACTATCCAGATGAATTCTTGGATGCAATCAATGATCCAGATTTAAGTGTAAGTAACATTGCATCTAGAGCTATCAATGAAGGTTATGTAACATTCAGAGCTGGTAAAGATCTTTACTACAACTTAAAAGACAATAAAAAGAAAATTCTAACGGTTCCTTTTGGAGTTGAAGCTAGTGACGCATTAATGACGTGGCTACATTCAGAGGAAGGCGTTAAGCTATATGAATATCTTCAGAACGAATTCGGAGAAATTTAAAACTACAAATTAGGCACTATCTACATAGTGCCTTTTTTATTATCTTTGCATATAAAATAATTCAGATGATTGATAACGTAAGAAATACTGTTCTATCTATATTAAGCAAGGATAATCGTGGGTACATAACTCCAATGGAGTTTAACCTATATGCAG